CAAGGTGCTGTACCTTTAACAAATCTAGTAGCCTTTCCACCTTCAGTTAAATTCAAATTAATTTTAGCTTGAGTTTCAGGGGTATGCTTAGTTCCAATCTTTTTAGCACTAATCTTTGCTTTTGTTTCTTCACTTAAATTTTTACCAAGATTCCATTTTGTTAATGGAGGTTTACCACCACCCTCTACAAGATTCCATCCAATTTGCTTTTTTGCCCTTAATTTAATTTCCATTGCCAAACAATAAGATTCGTCAGCAATGATTAATACTTGTTTAATTAAATTATCCCATCCGTATTTTTTAATGGCATTTTTTAAATGAATATTAGAAGGTCTGTTTTTGTGGCACTCAAAACGCTTTTTAATGTTATTGCTAATACCTATGTAACCTTGCGTAAACATATCCGTATGTTCAGGATGATGTATCCAATACACAGCGCAGGACATTATTTAGTGTTCCCAGCTATAATTACACCCGACATATTATTTAACTCCTTCTAGTGCTTCTAATCTTGAGGTTAGGTTGATGATGAGTGCTTGTTGTTCTTGGATTGCAGCAGTTAATAATGGAATTAAAGCAGATTTATCTACCATTTGATAAACAGGAACTGTACGAGTACCCATTACAGCCTCTACTGCTGGTGTAACTTCGTTGCCTTCTTCGTCTAATACAGCAGGTATAGCTGGGCTTACTTGGTATTCTTCTTCTTTAGTAGCGTCTTTTTCACCTGTTACAGCACTAGGAATTACTTCTTGAAGTTCATGTGCTACAAAGAAATCAATGTCTTCACTTGCCCCATTCATACGACCAGTACAAGGTTTTAATAAAGCTACTTTACCTAAAGCATTTTCAACAGCACCTTTTACAATTTTAGCTCGGTAATCAGAAGTTGTGTTGTAAACAGTTAAACCACCTGCTCGGTTATATGTAATTGAACCTCTTACTGTTCCAGCACCCGCCTCAGTAGCAAATTGAGTAAATAAATTATTTCCTGATGTAGATTGATTGACTATATAAACAGTTGAATCAGTAGCACCACCGCCATTTGCAAACACTCCTGCGTTTGTTGGACCAGAAACAGCAACAGTTAGCTTTTCGCTACTTGCAACAATTGCACCAGTAGTACCTACTCTTAAATTCCCACTAGCATCTAATGTCATTGCTTGGGTAAAGGTAATAGCGTTACCTGCTGTGCCTGATGGAGCATTAAACCATTGGTGCTGACCTTGATATTGCTGGTAAAATGAGGCATACTCAGTTGTTATGTATTTAAATGCTCCTGCATTACTGGAATCATACGCATTTTGAAACAATCCTAAATTAGTTTGACCGTAGCTTGTCAATGACCCAGCATTACTCTGAAGCACTTTATATGAACTGCCCCATCCACTAGGAGTTACACCTACGCCAACATTCTGTGAGGCATTAATAGTAAGCGCAGTTGTCCCTGCCGTCTGTATGTTTAAGATACCAGTATTATCTGCTGTGGTAATTACACCACCTACACCAGCAGTTGAGGCATTTATCGTTGAAGCCATATTTTTTCCTTTATAAAACTACCCATCTTGAGCCACTAGGCACGGTTACCGTTACACCACTTGCTATCGTTACTGCACCCACAGAACTAGCTGAGTAGCCTGAAGGGATGGTATAGCTTGCACCAATTGTCATGTTGTTTATTACTAACCCATTTGTTGCTGATACTACTGAACCTGTTACCGCAGCCGTTGCTGTTAAGTTAGTTGAGGTAACTGAAGTCAAGCCAGCTAGTGTAGTAGAGCTACTGCCTAAGCTGATTGCTGTCGTACCTACCGTTACAGCAGAGTTAGTTAGCTGACTGTTACCAATGCCACCTAGTGTGCCACCTAGTGTTAGGTTGCCTGAGCTAGTGACTGTGCCTGTTAGCGTAATACCATTGACTGTGCCTGTACCGCCTACGCTAGTTACAGTGCCTAATCCTTTACCGTTAAAGGTATTCCAATCTGTGCTAGACAAGTAGCCATCTGTGCTTGTAGTAGCCTGGCTAATGCTGATAGCAGGTGTAGCACCACCACTAGACACGACAGGAGCTGTGCCTGTTACGCTGGTCACTGTACCCGTTGTAGGTGTTGTCCATGTTGGAGTATTGCCTGTGCCAGCAGATGTTAATACTTGACCACTTGTGCCTTGCGACCCATCAAAGCTAGTAGTGCCTGTTACGCTTAGATTTACCGTGCCTAAGTTTCTGCCAAAAAAACCATCACGCCAATTTCTACCATTTGTGCCTATGTCTTTTGCATTGTTAGTTGCTGGCTCTAAATCAGTAGTAATACGAGCATTAACAGCTAGGCTATCAGCATTTGAACCGCCCAAAGTAGTGTCATCATTAACAATTATATTTGTTGCAGTTAAAGTGTTTACGCCAGTTACATTATTAGAGTCATCAATAATAACGCCTGAGTTTTGTATTAACTTGCCTGTGGTCAAATTATAACGAGCCACAGCGTTATCTGTAGCACTTGCAGGGCCTACTACATCACCACCTAATGAAGGAGATGTGTTTGTGATTGTAAAGTTAGGGTATGTGCCGCTTGTGCTTATGCCTGTGCCAGCCGTTAAAGCAACTACTTGGTCAGGCGCTGTGTTGTTAATGGTAAAGTTGGGATATGTCCCAGTTACATCAATAGCCGTACCGTCTGTTAAAGCTACAGTTTGGTCAGGCGCAGAGTTAGTAATTACACCTGTGCCGCTATCGTAGCTTATGCCTGTGCCAGCGCTTACTGATGCCCTAGCCTTGGCTGTCGTAAAGTATTCGTTAGTGCCTTCTGCTATGTCTGTAGTAGTTAGCACCACAGTGCCTGTTAAACCGTTTACAGAGGTCACAGCGTCAGTGTTGTCTATCTTTTCCCATACAGAGCCGTTAAACACAGCCCAATCGCCTACTTTCCAATCGGTAATGCCATTTAGGTTAGTAGAGCCAGCAACTGACACGACATAGTAAAAGCCTTTAGTGCCAGCAGAGCTAGTCAATGTAGGCGTGTTAGTAGATGCGTTCCATGTGCCTTGGTAGTTTAAGTCACCCATCTGTGGGATTTGACTTGTTGGCACTTTACCACCAGCGTCTAGTGTTGCTACACCGTTAGCAGAGCCAGCGTCTAAATAGGCAGCAGTGCCTAAGTCACCTGGTTGTATAGCAGTGTCAGCCAATGTACCTTGAGCAGCAGTAGCAAAGCTAGAAGCGTTATAGCCACTATCCTTGATTAGCTTGCCTGTGGTCATGTTGAACGCAGCAAAGTTGTTGGCTACAGCACTAGCAGGGCCAGTTACATCACCAGCACTCAATAACACAGCTTCTGATGGTAGGTCTAGGAATATATCCTTGTCACCGCTACCAAAGTAGACCAATGCACCACCGTTAGATGATGACAATACTGTGTCGCGAGAGATGTAGTTACCTGCTGATACATAAGTACCAACACCCACTTCCCACTCGTTGTTTGTATTGTCTACAATCGTGTAGTAGGTAGTAGAACCATTGCCGATTACGGAGAATGGTTGATAGTTTGCTTGAGCGCCAGTTAATGCAGCGTTCCCTGTACCAGCGACAGTAGTCGTTTCTAATACTCTATCCGCTAGGACTAATGCCATTATGCCACCCCGACTATTTTACCGTCTGCGCCTCTTACCACTTGCTTAGGTTTAGTTAATTGTTGCACTAAGTTTTGATGAGCCATTTGTTGTTGCGTCAATAGGTCAGTGTTATGTTGAGCTTGTACGGCCACCATAGTAGCCATGTTGTTGTTAATAGCCTCAACCAAGCCTGATAACGCAGATGTAGGTTGCTCAATGCCACCAGGAGTGATTTCAGTAAGACCTTCTTGCTCTTTACCAGCGTTAATATCCAATGACTTAAGCTGTAAGTCTGTCTTAGCGTTAATCTCAGCCACAACCACCTTAGTTTGGTTATCTAAGTCAGCTTTGTATTTCTCAAACTCTAGCTTCTGACCTTCCAACTGCATACGCATTTGCTCTAGTTGAGCTTCCATCTGCATTTTTTGTTGTTCAGCCTGGGCTTTAATCATTTCAGGGTCTGGAGCTGGTGGTTGTGGGTTAGCAGCTGCTTGCATTTGTTTTTCTTTCTCTGCATCAGCAAATGTATCAAACTCACCCTCAAGCGTACGACCAACACGGAAGCCTTGGACACCGAACTTGAGCAAGTCCATCAACAATGGAGTCAATTCAGGCACAGCTTGAGCGCCTTGTATAGCTTTCTCGATAAACGAGCTTGTAGCTTGTAAGAATTCTACACGGTCTTGCTTCTCTTGGGCTTCATCAGCGTAAAGCATGGAGTCAGTAGCAATCTCAATGCGGAATGTACGCATAGGACTGTCTTTTAGCAACTCAATAGCTTGTGGCACTAACTGTTGGTCTGTTTGACTTAACAACTCAGCACCACCAATCTTCATAATGGTTTCAGGTTGGAAGTGTTGGCAGATAATCTGTGCTTTAATCTTAAGTATTTGTGAGGCAAAACGAGCAACCTCGTCTTGGTAAGTCTTAAGACGCAATGTAGCGTACTGGCCCTTGATTTGTTGAGCAGTAGCTGTTTCGTTAGCGTTGCTTGCACCACGAACAATGTCAGAGATACCTGTAATGTCGTAGATTTGTTGCTTAACTTGACCCATAGCCATGTAAGCCATGTTCAATGCGTTAGCAATAGGTGTTAGGTCAACGAACTCTACAGCACCACCCAATCCACCTTTTTCAGCAAAGGCAGCGTAGTTCTTAACAGGGATAAGTGTATTGTTGTCACCCTCTGTGAATAGACGGCCAAGGTCAGCATTTGCTGCGTCATAGAAGCCACGAACCTTCATGGCATCCACTAGACCCTTAATACGGTCTGATAGCGTGTCTAGCTCGTTAGCTTGGTCTTGGTATAGAGTGAAGTCAGGAACTGGTACAAGTGACTCATTGGTCAATGTAGAGAATATAGGCTCTGGACATGGGAAAAACTCCTCTAACTGCAATGGGTCTTCACGCTTGTCTAGTATCTTGCCCATGGATTTACTAATCCAATAGACGCACTTTTCTTCTTTGTCCCATACCTCGTAGATTAGACCACGCTTAGTAACACCTTCGGTCATCTTAGTGCGAGGCTCATCAGGTGAAGCGTCTAACGGTATTCTTTTCCACAAGTCATCAAACTTGTCTTCAGGGAAGCGCTCTTTAAGCATTTGGCGAGTCATGTAGACTTTACGCCATACGCAAGATACCTCATCCCATGTCCTGGCAGAGTTATGACCGAAGTCACGCCAATGCACATAGTCTACTGGTGTTTGCTCAATGTCTAGGTATTCAGATACGGAGTCACTGTCTAGCTCGTCTTCAGACACAAAGGTGTCATCTGTTTCAATGATAGGCTCGTAGCGTATCCATGATGTGCCACGACCACCTAGGAATCGGTCATAGACGCATGAGTTAAGAGAGTGGTAGAAGTCCTCTGTATTGCTTATCTCAAAGTCTAAGGCACGCTCTAGCAACATAGACGCAACACGGGCAACAGGGTCACTGTCCTTGTGTCTGCGTGACACATCGGGTTTAGGCATACGGCTAAAGGTTGCAGCCTTCAGAGTCTGTACATTAGCCCACAAGATGTTGTAGTGAGATTGAGCCGTAGTTGTTGTACGGTCATCACGGTAGCGTTTGAGAATCTTCTCTACACGACCTTCCCACTTAGCAAACTCCTTGTCGTATTGGCTAAACATATCAAGGTATGTTTGTACCTCTGACATTATTTGCGAAACTTTAGCCATGAATAATCCTTAAGCGTAAATTACTGTAGCGTCTAATGTGCCACTTACAACAATATACAAACCATTTACGGCTGCGGCAGGTATTGTGTACCATGTGCCAGCAGTAGCTGATACTGTGCCTGTGATTTGTGCTGAGGTTGTAGTTGTCGCTGAATCATAGATAGTAAATGTACCTGATGATGATGATGTTACAAACACGCCCAATAGCTTAGTGGCAATAGGTGATACATTGCCTGTTGCTGAAATGCGTTTATATCCACCTACATAATTAGCAATACCGCTCATAGTTAAATCCTTTTAGGTTGTTTATTAGGCTGTTTAGCCCATAGTTCATTTAGAGTTACATCTGTCTGTCCGACATGGATGCCACGAATTGGTTTATCATCCACCTTGGGAACTTCCACAAACTCTTGCATAACTTGACAGCCGTAAGCAAAAGCATCGCTAGGGTGAGAAGCCCAATTATGATTTGGCTCCCTACTAAATACATTATTAACTTCATCATATACATATTCCCAAGCTCTTAAGCCTTCTAACCCGTCATCACAAAGTGTTTCGTTAAATGAACAGCGTTGAATAACCAATCGTGCAGCATTGATTTGGTCTTGCTTTTTAGATTGTGGTACTACTGCTACCTTGTCAGGGCCAAAGTAGTCAACAAACCGCTCCATAGTTGTATGGCGTGATTGGAATGTCTTTGCCCTAGCATCGTGAGGTAGCCATATCTTGCCAAGCTTACCAAACTTCAAGATGTTTTCTTTAATGCGTGGTATCCACTCGTCAGCATCTAGACCTGTATCGGCATCGTACTGTAGCAACTTAAAGCCACCAGGGACTCGTTGCCAATACCAGAAGCTTGCAGTATCTCTAAAGCCTAAGTCAGCACTAATCTCAATAGGATGTGCAAACTCATCGTAGACCACATCATTGTTGATGCGACCTTCTCTCTGTGCTTGATTTACAAACCTAGCTAAGATTGCGCCTTGTGACGAACCGTATGACCCGTTCCATATATGCTCAGCTCTATCAGGGTCATTAGCAAAATCAAACTCCATCTCGTCCTTTAGGACTTTAGGGAACCATGGGTTGTCGTACCAGTTAGCTTGAATAACAATTGATTTGGGTGGTGGATTCTTTCTAAACAGCATATCCACAGGGTCAGTCTTGTAGCGAGGATTCCAACTAAATAGAATCTCTGAATTCTCTTTACGCAATGTAGGTCGCAATAGCTCTAAGCTGTATGCGCTGAATGTTTGGGCTTCTTCTACCCATGCCCTGTCAAAGCCTTCTAATGACTTAATAGAGTCAGCGGTATGGTTTTGCATACCTTGAAAGATAATGATGCCATCACCGTACTTAGATTTAATCTTAGCGTCCTGGATGTCAAAGTACCAACCAGCGTTCATGCTCTCAATCTTTTGCTCAATCAATCTCTTTACTGATTGGCCTAATGACTTCTGTATCTCACGGACACAGACTGTAGACTCGTTAGGATTGGCTATATGTCTTTCTACTACATACTCACCAAAGAAGTGTGACTTACCTGAGCCTCGACCACCATGGACAGCTTTATAACGAGCGTCCGCTAATAATGGTACAGCCCAGCGTGGAGTTGATATGTTCAACTTCATTGTTTGTATGGGTCAACAATAACTCTCTCAATAGCCGTAATGGCTAATGGACTATCCTCATTACCTGTCACTTCAACAGCTTTTAAGTCAGGCGCTACTTTCTTAAGTAGTATCTCTATGGCCCTCATCTGTGTAGGGCTTATCTCTAAATCCTCAAATATATGACTATTAAGGCGATTTATGAGCATGCTGGTACGGATTTTCTCTTTCCAGCTATCTGATAATGTAGTCTTTCTTGTTCGTGCTGCCATATATGTTCATAAGAGTGGTCTTACGCCTCATAATAGAATAGATGGGCTACTTGCATAGCTTTCACCCAAAAAAATGGACTCTGTCTTTAGGAGAGTCCGAACCCAACGGAGATTAGGTTAAATGCTTGGTATATGAATCCTATAGACGCAACTATACCTGCAGGCGTATATTACCACAAACGAACTTTACACGCAATGCTTTGTCTATGCTATAATCAATGAATTGTCAATTAGGGGCTATTATGAATAAGATAGTGTGGAAAACAGAATCAATTAAAGTCTATGAGATGTCTGTTCAAGGCAAGACTTTGCAAGAGATTGGTGATATCTATGGCGTTAGTAGGGAATACATTAGACAAGTCTTAGCAAAGTATTATCCAACACTTACTAAAGACCTTAGAGGCGTGATGTTAAAGTCCTCTACAGAAAGAGCTAAGATATTAGAGGAAAGGTTTGCTCGTACTGGACGATACACAGGTAGACACGCTGATGATTTAAGCCGTGCCATTATGGATTGCTTTAGACGCAAGCGTCAAAACGCTAAAGTTAGCAAATGGGGATGGGATTTATCTTACCATGACATTACATGGAATATGGTTTGTCCTGTGCTTGGCATTGAACTTGATTGGTTTGCTGAAGCTAGAAAAGAGAATAGCCCTTCATTTGACAGAGTTGACCCAAAACTAGGCTACATTAAAGGCAATGTTCAAATAATAAGCGCAAGAGCCAATCGTATTAAGAATGATGGAACAGCAGAAGAACACAGACTAATTGCAGCCTATATGGACAAAGGTTAATATAGGTTTTTTTCTGTCAGTTTTTGCTGCAACATAGCCATTGCATTATCGTAATAACGGTCTAATACCTTCATATCCATCATAGTCTTTTGACCAAGATAGATAACATAGATAGCATTACGCTGAAAGGCTGGCAAATCGTCTATCACTTTGTCCACTACCCTAACGCTGTGGCTATCAACCTCGTCAGCTATGTCATCAAACGAGTGTACGCCACCTGTATGAAAGCCAGATGACTTAGACTTGTAGCCTAGTTTGTTGTTGTCTGTTTTCATATATGCTCTCCACATATCTAAATAATATATTACTCTACCTAGTTCCATTAAATGTAATCCTCGTATTTTTCTAGCATTTGGTGTACTTCAGTGTATGGCACAATAACAACCTTACACATGCCTTCTTTAACAATGTGCCTACGCACTAACCATATAAAGTCTATCTGCTCATCGTCTAAGAACACACCAGCAGCTTGTAGTGCATCTGTGGCTTGCTTTTCGTAGTTAGCTATATCTCTGCGCCTACGGTCTGGAGGATAGAAAGCGTAGAACACAGCTAGCCTTCCCTCTATCTTAGCTTTAGCGTCTACAACTATGTCTTGCACAGCCTCTCTAAACTTCTGTGTAGGTTTGCTTAAGAACTTGCGCTTACCTCCGTAGTGGTGTGAGTGATTGGTGCTTGGAGGCCATGGCAGTGTAAGTTTAATCACCTATGCGCTCCTTAGCTACATTAAAATAGTTTTTGTCTAATTCAATACCTATAAAATTACGATTAAAATTTTTGCAAACAACACCAGTTGTACCTGTTCCCATAAAAGGGTCTAAAATTGTACTATTTTCTTTGCTAAAATTATTAATTATAGTAGATGCTAATTCTTCAGGGTAAACTGCTCCATGTTCTTTATTTATTTTTTTCCCTCGTTTAATTTTCCATAAATTTGTAAGAGTTCCACGATTAAAATTTGCACTTTCAAACTTTCTACTTTCTGGTGCAGAATTTTGCAAAACAATTACAGCTTCCCATTGACTATTCATAACGCCATGACCAATTGCTGGTTGTGCATTGCATTTATCCCATACAATAAATTCTTTTATTTTATCGCTGTATTGACCAATTAACTTAAAAAGTGCTGGTTTGTTTCCAGTTAAAAACTGCACATTATAAAAAACTAAATCAGAAATTCGTAAACATTCCTGTAAAACAAGATTATTAAATTCAAAATACTTGTCCATTGGTAAGTTGTCAGAATAATTAGAATATTTAGTTGTTAATTCTTTTACAATTTGTCTTGAACAATATTTACCATTTCTTATTCTTAAATTCATGTTATAAGGTGGTGAAGTAACAATCAAATCAATACTATTACTAGGTATAGATTTCATTACCTCTAAGCAATCGCCATTTATAAGTTTAATCATTTGACCACCAGCATATCATGCTCAATAAAGTATTGCATAGTCATCCTGTGAGCCAAATCCCACATATCCTTACGGTCTTGCTTGTTTAAAGCCATCCCGTTGTCCAGCTCAAAATGGCATCTAGCGCACATAGCGGCAACCATAGCATCGCTGGCCTTAATTCCTGTGCCTTTACCATCACGCAGTTGGTTAGAGTGTGCTGCACATACTGTCCCGTCCATAGCGCCACATGATTGACAAGGTATCTCACGGCATAGCTCTAGCAGCTTCTTGTTTCTGTAATTAGGCACTGTGTTCCCCACTTAAGCTTGATTGAAAGTTAGCTTTATATTTTGAGTTGTCTTTCTTAGGTATTACCCAGTGGCCTGTGTCCAACTCTTTGTGTGACCTAATAATATCTGGACTAATACGACCTTCATAAATTGCATCTTTTAATGCTTGATGTATGCCAGGATAATTAGCGTCAAAGTATGCTCTTTTTAAATTTGTTAAATCTTTACATTGCTTAGGCCATGGGAAGTTATCTTTTTCTGTTGTGTGATACAGCTTTGACCTAGCTCTGCCTTCTGCTATAAATTCAGACCACAAATAGCCTTCAGCTTCAAGATGTTTACAGTATTCCGTAATAATGGCTGGCGTTAAATTCATTTTTATAGCAAGATTTACTGCAACAGATGGCTCATCTTTTAAATGTAAATACACTACCGCCAAATTTAAAGCTCTGTTTTCTTCTTTTAGTTTGTGAGCTTTTTCTAAATTGTTTGGGTTTGCCATGGTTAATCCTGTAAATAAACACCACGCAAAGCGCAGTATCGTTCAACTTCATTCATAAAATTATTAAGTTCTTCTACGCTTAAATCAGCAGTAGACTTCAATGCATATATTGTTCGTCCATCAGGTGCTGTAAATTCATTGTAACCCAGCCACTGGTCCTTAGCCATTACTTTCCACCACTGGTGCGGATGGTGTAACCCATCTTTACCCTTAAGACTTTCTGCCATTAATTGAAACAACTTATGCAGCCTTGAATTTTGTGGCAACGACCGTCTTTGACTTTGGCCGCACAATTGACAGGCTTTCTGTTGGCTTTTCTGCAACATATAGCGTTGCCTCCTTGTAATTTGAGTCTTCGTATTCTTTTTTCCAGCCTTTACCAATGTAAACCTTGCCATCATTGGTTACAACTTTCCATTCTTCAGCATTGTTGCCAAAATGTTTGTAAAATTCTGTTTCACTAAATTTCATATCTGTATCCTATGGTTTACACAAATAGTTCAAAACTAAACTAAAAGTGTAGACTTACGCATAAAATTAAACTTAAACATTCGCAGACAATGCGCATCAATTCCTCTGAAACCCTTATACAGACTTGATTAGAGCGAATTAAAGTGAAAAAAGTGATATATCAAACGCTAGTCCCAAGATAAGTAGCTTTAACACCATTACTAAACTGCACCTCTACTGCACAGTCTTGTCCTTTAGTTGCATGAAAAAGCTTCCACACACCAAATCCCATAGAAACTACAGCAATAAATAGCAATGTTGCCACAATCACTACGGCTCTATCACCAGCTCTACTACAATTACAGTTACGGCCTTGATTACAGTTTTGATTACACGGCATATTAATCTCCTAAAATTTTAATTGCCACACTTTTTCGTGTTGGCTTCCCTTGTATCGCATAGACGGTGCATCAAACCACAATGCAATCTCGCCCTCCCATTCACCATGGCGCTGCTTATCACATATCAACAAGCAATCAGGTGCATTTAACTCTTCTTCTTTAGCCTTACCACTACGAATTAACTTTTCTTTTTTCTTGTTACGCCAAACAGTCATCACATTGTCTACCTGGTTGGTAATGTCTGCTGAGCCAGCCACATCCATCTTGTTAGGTGGACTAAACTCATCCTCACCTTTGCGGCTGTGAGCAATCAAATGTACATGAACATTCAAATCCCTAGCCGCTGCACATAGCTTATCCAAGAACTCCTTTTGAGCGTTCATGTCATCAGACCTTACACCGCACTTCATCAAACTGTCAATCACAAAATGCTGCACACCCAGCGTTTCAGCCACATAATACAAAACAGCAATTACACGCTCACCGTTTACTGTGCCTTGCTGGTCATACATATACAGCCTGTTATCTAAGAATGTAAAGTATTCACCAATAAACTTCTCTGTCGGTTTCTCTGTACCTGTGGCCTGTCTAGTCATGCGCTGTAGGGTTGAGTATGGGTGCATCTCAAACGAAGCCACACATACCTTAAAATCCTGCTGCACGATAGAGTTAATCACTTGGCCCACTAGCTGGCTTTTGCCATGGCCGTTAATGCCTGACCACAGACTTACCTCACCTAAACGCAACCTAAACTGGTCAAATGTTTTTTCCCAAGGCAACTTTACGCCTTGCATCTGCTCGTCTTTGTAAAAGTAGTCTACAACCTCGGCTTGGTACTGGCTTGCTGACTTGACATTAGCCTTGTCTTCTTCCCTGGCTTTCATAAAGCCTTCAAAGTCAACCTTTGGCAACATCATGCTTGCTCGTTTGCGTCTAGCCTCGTCTAAAGCTGTAGCGCCTCTCTCTAAGTTACTCATAATCAACCGCCTCTCTAATTCTTTCGTAAGCTAACTGTAAGCGCTGTAAGTCAGTTTCGTCAAGCGGTTTATTTTTCTTTAGCTCAAACGCAGCTAAAAGAACGATTTGCGACTCATACTTGATGGCCTCTAAAATGTCAGTAGCGTAAAACTTCTTCTTAACTGGCGCTTTGTGGTGAACTTGCTCTGGAAACAAGTCACCTATGTCAACACCTATTGCCCCGACAACATCAACAGCACTGCACCCAGCAAAGCAATGCAATAGTATGTGGCCGTCTGCTTCCTCTTTAATGGATAGGCTAGGGCTTCTGTCATCGTGAGCTGGGCAACAAGCCAAATAAGAATTGCGACCAGTAGACTTAACCTTGTTTAAACGGCTTAATAGGTTATTTATCATAATTAATAGCCCCTGCAAAAATATCCATGTAAGAATCATCGGGATTTTCGTCTTCCCAACGGGCATTGTTTATGTATGTGGCTGCCATGGGTATGTAGCCGCCCTTCCATTGCCTTGATTCTTTTTGCCACGACAAAGCTTCAACAACTGTTTTTAAGTTTGGCTTAATCTTTATCCACGCTTTTAAAGCTTGAGCCTTTCCGCTTTTGTTTGGGTATTCTTTCCAAAATGAATCAAAATCATGTGGAGTCTGAACAATTTTAGTTACATTGTTTTTCTTTTTTTCTACTTCTACTTCTACTTCTACTTCTACTTCTACTTCTTGCTTGCTAGTTGCTTGCAAGTTTTTAGTATAATTATCCCTAAATTTCAATAGGTTAGGGATTTTAACATTGATATTATCAGACTGTCGTTGAACAGTTATCAAGCCAACATCAGAGCAACATTGAAGTAAGAATAAGAACTTTTTTGATGTGATGTTTGTCTGACGACCCCACCTTGACAAGCTGTAAGTAACATCATGCTTGTCAGTTTCATCCATAGCTTCTCCAACAATTTCAAGAAGCTTAAAATAAAAGCCATACCCTTCAAGGCTTGTTTTGTCTTCTAACCAAGAAATTCGCTCATCATTTCTAGCTGTAGAAAAATGTTTAAACCATTTCATTTTTAATTTCCTCAAGCCAAGTAGATTCTATTTTTTGCAATCTACTCCCAAGTTTGTGCATTGTCAAAGACCATTCATTTTCTTCATAATTAATCTTTTTAAGAAACAACTTGTAATCACATCTTAAATATCCTGCTATTATGAAGCTAATCTTATGTCTATCTAAATCACCACCATTGTTATCTAATACAGTTGAAAGCCATCTAATTGGGTCTATTTTATCGTGAAGTTCTTTATGGCATGTTTCGCACAAAACAGAAAGTTGAGCCACACCATACTCCCAAGGCTCTCTACCTTTAATGTAATCTTTATGGTGAACATTTAGTGTTGATTTATCGTCTTTACATGATTCACAACAAAAATTGTTTTTTTGCATAACTTCAAGCCTAAGCTTTTGCCAGCGAGGGTCTTTAAGTTTTTCGTAATAAGTTTTAGCGGCCATATTAGCTCCTATTCAGTAGCGGGCTGGATGATAAGTCCAACAAGTAAAAACCACGCCAGGATGCGCACAGAGTAATTACTGACTCCGCTATTGAATAAAAGCTAATATAATTGTGTAACATTGATACATCCTGTAAATGGAATTGGGTTATCAAACCAATTAACAACAGTCTAGCACAAACCACCCTAAAAGTCCAATTAGTTTTATTTATGATTAACTTGTGATTAATAAAAAAATAAATGTAAATAACGCTTGACAGGTTCCAAGGCTGGAATATAATAAACACATCAACAACGCAATGGAGATTAACATGAATTTAGATACAGCAATTATTTACAGCTCAAACCCACATCTACGAGGCAAAACATTTGATGTGTACTGGGAATTATTAGAAGGTCAATCAAAAGTTATGATTCCCGATGATATTGTTGTTAAGTCTTTAGAAAAACAAGATGACGCAGAAAATCTTTTAATTGGTTTAGATGCACAATCTGTTAAAGATGTAACTCGTTCTGTTTACGATGTAGTTATCAAACGCCATTTAGCTAATTACATGAGCCAATTTACACCTGAGCAACTTCGTGCAAATGATAATGCTGTAGCTGCTTATAACACTTCAAAAGGATGGACAAATGACTGATTACAAAAATTACAAACCTAAAACAGACCTTACACCATGGATAGAAGGCATTTGCTTTGTTGGTGTAGTCTTATTGTCAATTTTCTTATATTTACTATTGGTGGCCTAATATGACATTTCCTAAAAACATAGATTGGGAAGCCACAGAAGAAAAGCATGAAGCTGCGTTTTGGAACTGGTGTTTAGGTGAGGGCTACCATAACGAGGATTACATATTAGACAACTATGGCGATTTGTTTGAGAGTTTTGCAGACGGTCTTAACGAGGAGGACTTTGTATATGAGCCAGCAACAATACCAGGCTGAAGTAATGGACGAGTTAGAAATGCAGGAGTATAATACCAACTTTGGAATAGGAGATAGTAGTGTCAATTTACACGGTAGAAGAAATAGCAGCGCAGATGGGCAAGTCAGGTCGCTGGGTGAGGTATCTTTGCTCACACGGCAAACTAAAGGCCGTTAAGAAAGGCCATTCTTGGGTTATATTGGAGGCATGGAAATGATTACGCATTTGCAATTGGAAGACGGTGTTACTTTAGAAGTTGAATACGATTACGAGCAACCAACCTACGCTTACTTTGGTGATTTGGAAGCTTTAACAGAGCCTAGAGCAGAAACTAAATCAGCTTTGTTTTTGGGTGTAGATGTATTACCTTTAATCCGAGCATTGGGCTTGTATAACGAGCTTAACCTTATCCTGGTGGCAAATATGGAGGCAATAGATGAGTAATGTTTACAAAAAGCTTATGGACGCTAGAATCCAGCTGCAAAACACCAAGCTTAACAAGTCTGGTCATAACAAGTTTGCTGGCTATAAATACTTTGAACTTGGTGACTTTTTACCATCAATCAACACAATCTTTTGGAGCTTAGGTTTGTGTGGCACAGTTAGCTTTACAGCAGACCTAGCGACACTAACAATTACCGACATAGATGATGGCTCACAAATAACTATCACCAGCCCTATGGGTAGCGCAGCGTTAAAAGGTTGCCACGAAGTGCAGAATGTGGGTGCTGTTGAAACATACCAGCGTAGATACTTGTGGGTTTCAGCGATGGAAATTGTGGAGCATGATGTATTAGACGCTGTCACAGGAACGGACACAGGCACACCAGCAAAAAAGCCTGAACTTGAGCTAAAGCAACCAGAGTTTAGCAAAGAGGAAATGGATATACTGCATGAGTTAGCTGATTCGTTTACAGCGTTTGTAGCTGACGGCAATCCACAAGAGGCTAAAGTAACATGGGACTCACTAGACAATGACCAAAAGTTAGTCTTGTGGGGCTTATTAGATAGCAAGACACGGTCAACATTTAAAAAACATCAAAAAGGGAACTAACATGGCACAATACGAGCAACGAGATAACAGCGGCAGTCTTTTTAAGAACAACCGCAAAGAAAAAGATAATCATCCTGATTACACTGGTAATTGCATGGTCAACGGTAAAGAGATGCGTATGTCAGCCTGGTTAAAAGAAGGCAAGTCTGGCAAGTTCTTTAGCTTTTCATTTAGTGAGCCGTATGTTAGTGAGCCAGTTCAAGCTAACAAACCTGAAGACATTGAAAGTGACATTCCATTTTAAGAAAAGGGCGAAAGCCCTTATAGGAGGCAATATGTTAAATATCTTACCGTATTATCCATCAGTAGGCATGATTAATGATTTAAGACTACTTTCACCACCTCCAGAAGGGGTCGTAGAGGCTCGTAGAGAGGCCGTAGAGCGATTAAAAATAGAACTTGATACAAAGTATCGTCTACATCCACAAAACTTCGTTAAACGGGCTAAAACAACATTATGAAAATACAATTAGACTTTACCGACCACGATAATTTGCTACTAGATATTCGTGAAGCTTTGTTTATAACTTTGCTTAAAGCTGAATTAATGGACAGCGAGATGAGTTTAGAAAGGTCTTACCATAAAGATGACAAAGCTATGTTTAAGGCAAACATCAAAGCTTGTAAAGTTTTGTTGACTTACTACACAGCGGAGGTAGACCCTGAATGGAAAAGCTAGACGATAAGAATGTAGAAAGTTTTGGCGAAACTGTGCGTAGAATAGTCTTGAGTGTGCCTAATACGACAAACAGTAACTTAGGCCAGTTGATTGAGAATATCTACCTACGGTTTCAAGGGGAAGCGGAACGAGATGCTAGGGAGGCTAGGAACAAATGATTATTAATGTAAAACACATAAAAGAAAACGATGATGGCAGTGCTATTTGTGAAATAGACATGGATGACGATGCTAAACGATGGTTAATTGAGCGAGGCTTTATTGCCGTGCTAACAGAGGCATTAAAGAAAGACCCAGCTTGGTGGACTGAAGAGGACGAGAAACGCATGGATATTATTGGGCAGAACGGCCCGTCAGGAATAGGGTATGAGTGATGGTATGTCAGAGCAAGCATGGGAAGAGTCTATGGAGCAAGTGGACGCTTTAATGAAACAAGTGGGTGGCAATCACTACGCTAGTATGGCCATACAGCCAGTAGAGTTTATAGTGGCTAACAACCTAACTTTTCTTGAGGGGAATGTGGTTAAGTATATATCCAGGCATCATGCTAAGAATGGTGCTGACGATGTTAGAAAGGCTATTCACTACTGTGAATTAATCTTACGGACGGTATACGATGTTACAAACGATAATTGAGTATGTGCTGTGCTATTCAACAGCTTTTGGGCTGGGTCTAGCTTGTGGTTTGTTTATTGCTTATAAAACAAGTAAGGCGTAGATTTGGTAGTTGTTACATGTAACGCAGAAAGCCGAAAAACTCGTTACTTACTACATCCTCTAATGTCGGCTTAACCGCCTATATATCACTTTTTTGCGTTTAATTATTTATTCATAACATACATAGTAACTTCAAAGCCAAAACGCATTTCTGTAGCTGCTGGAGTTGTCCACATAATGTATCTCCTAATTTACAAAGCATACGAAATGTATACTGTAAGATACATAGTAACAGAATTAGGCTTTTTGCACATCGGTAGGACTATTAATGCGGTCTAGTGAAAATACTGATTAACGAACAATTAATGATTGAAATGGGACATCTAACCCATATACATCTTTACCTTCATCATAGGGAAAAAACTGTAACCTTTGTTCTGGAGTTAAATTTCTCCTAAGTTGAGTTAGCCTAGCTTCAGCTTCACCAGCTATTCGTCTATAAGCATTTTGTTGAGCCATAGGTAGCATTTCCATAGCTTGTTCAGTTGATGCTATTTCTCCGCTTGCTACATCTCTACGCAACATATCTAAAGCAGTTTGACGCATATCTGCAGGGCTTCCACCTCTAGCAAAACCTTCTATATCTTGTATTCCATGTTGCACTTCATGCAAAGCAGATGATTTTTGATGACCAGTTGAAGGGCCGCCAATAGTTATTGTTCGTGTAGCATCGTGATAAGAGCCTTCAGGAAGCGGAGAGGCGTATGCAGTAGTAGAAATATCTTTTATCTCTGGGTATGCTTTATAAAGCTCTTCATGTTGCAATGCTTTATTTAAATCTCCAGTAAAATTTTTATTCTTTTTAATGCCTTCGTATACATTGTCAGTAATTGTTGCGCCAACATCAGAAATTTCTTGCCTTAATTTTCCATCAGCACCACGAACAGTTCCAGTTTGCGACCAAATCTTTTGTGGTGTTAATCCAGCTTTTTCAAGTTCAACAGCTTGTTTTGCTTTTGCTGCGTTCCATGATGGGGAAGTTCTGCCAATAAACATTCCAAGAGAACCAGATTGAACAGGCTTTACAGCCGTTGAACCAAATCCACCGCCCATCATATTTAAACCAAAGTTTAGCGCCTCTTGCACACCTTGAGGAGAATCAACATCAATTTCGCCTTTCATAGCCCTGTATGGAGCTGTTAAAGCATCTATTAAACCTTGAGCTACAGTAGGCATGCCAAAAGAAACTTCTTTTGTTTTAATGTCTTTCTTAAAAGGCAACAAATTACCTCTTATGTATTGAGGCTCGCTTGATGATGTGCGTAAAGCTTTTGCCAAGGCTTGATTTTTATCTGCCATTATCGTCTTTCCAATTCAAGTATATATTTACCAAGCTTTGCTGTGTCCTCTTTGCTTAGACACATACCGCCATCAACCTTTTGGATGTTGAGGGTCGGTTTGAGGGGATACGGCTTTGGCATGGTAGTCGTGCAAGCTATCAAAGTGCTGCTCAAACCAATCAGCAGGAGCTGCCTCAATTTGCTCACTCTCTTGTTGCACATCTTTCTGCTCCTTTTTAGCTGCCCACTCTTGGTATAAAGCAAGCAGCCTATCTATGATTGCTAACAGGTATTTCATTTGTCTGCTGTAAACACGCCTAAAGCGCCTATAACGCTTAAACCGAGTGCGACAATAGCTTCACCTTGCTCTGGTGATAAAGTCAAGCCTACGGCTGTTAAAAGGGCTATTAGACCCCTCCATGTAGATGATTCTTTACCACGGGCTAATAAAAATGCTTTCATAACTACTCCTTAAAAGGTTTGTAAGATGGTTTGCCGTTTATAAAGGTTGCTGTTAAGAATTGCTGACGCATTTTAGGGTCAAACGATACATGAACCCAAGCGCCTTCTTCAATTACTTGGTCTACTTTAATGCCAGACTTGTGTAAAGCTTTTACTACATCAATAGGCTTGCCAAATCCAGCGCAAGTAAAGTCAGCAGCTAGACCGTCCATGTGAGCAGAGTTTACTGAACCGCCTATCTTGCGGTTAAGCTCCATGCAACGAAAGGCAGAGCTAATCCGTAATGGATGGCCTAAGAATGTGCGTATTTTCTCAAGGTTGTCAGCTAGTGTTTTAAGGTTGTTTTTAACTGCTTGAGATGGGTTGTTGTTGATGTTACTGCGAACTGCTGTTTGTGAGAAGGTTAGCTCCTCAAGCGTAAAATGCTCGCTCAACTTCATTTAAGGTTTTCCAACTTGTAGACTAGGCTTAAGAACTCACCGATTACCTCGTCCACGATATTCTGTAACGCAGAATCATCTTTAGGTATGCACTTGTAACGGTTTTTCTCAATGTAAGCCAGTTTCTCAGCTATGCAGTAAATAGGCTCTTTATACTTTTCTTCCTCTGTCAGTATGGGTATCTCTTTAATAATCCCATGACGGCCTTGATAGGCTTCTGTTAGCTTGTCAGCTAAACCAGCTATGTCTTCATAGAAGTGGCCTAATGCTTTGTGTTGAGAATAGCTTTTAGTGCGTAGATGTTCTCTGTGTGCTACATCACGGGCTAAAAACAATGTTGCTATAAATTCACCAATCATATCTCATCCTCAATATCAATAATTCCAATTAAATCTGGGTCAAAAACATTACACTCATGGCAAACATGAAAATCTATGTCAGCATCGTCTACCTCGTATGGCTCTCCGCAACACTCACATAGCTTAATCTGTTTCATAGCCGTAACTTCCCTCGTAGTTTGTATAGACGGGCAATTTTACGAGCTGTCCTATCTACACGCCTGACTTTACGACCTCTACCTCTTACGAGTAGCTTGCCGTTTAATGAGCGCATTTGGTGTAGTATCATAAAAAAATGCCCCGAAGGGCTAGGCATACTTACTCTTAAGATATTTAAGTGTTAGTGGCAATTCGTCAAATCTGCCATCCTCTACATCGTATAACATATAGCACCCACGAAAGTGATTGTTACCTTGAGCGCCTAAGTAGTCCTCATTATGCTCGTAACATGACCCACAGATAATAGCTGTCATCTCTTGGCCGTTAGCCTTCATAGCGTAAGAGATTTGTCTTCCTTGTTGATGGCCAGCAA